TAACCTGCAGTGGCAACTTTTCTGCCGCCCATATATCCTAATGTGCCGCCAATTACACCACCTACTAAAGAAGATAATCCAAAGGTAAATGGAGCTAAAGGTGCAGCTAATGTGGCACCTATTGAGGCACCTGCCATCGCGCCAGCTATGCCACCACCTGATCCTGTAAGATTTCTAGCATTTACTTCCTTCTCGCCTGTAAAATAATCAACAGCTTCTAATCCAATCGAAAGCGCCGCAGGCCCACGCAGGCCTCTAACTCCGCTACTTACATTTTTTAGTAGATTTGGAGGATTTTTTTCGATGGCAGTTTTCATTGCCTTGGTTGCAGAAGAATTTAATGGTTTGCCATCTTTGCCAACCCCTGTTCCGGTCTTTGGATCAAATGTAGCACCCTTTTGATTCGTTATAGTCCCATCTGGATTTTTTGTAAATTGTGATCCTGGCTGCGGACCTCCTGGTGTTGCTCCTGGTGATCCTGGTGATCCTGGTGGTACTGGTGGTACTTTTGATACTGGTGGTACTTTTGATACTGGTGGTACTTTTGGTCCAGATAAAAGATTCTTTAATCCCTTTAATCCAGTGAAGAGCAACATCAGAGATCGAAGTGGACTTAAGAGAGCAACAATCCCAAGCCCAAGGAGAGCCAAGGATCCTCCTGGTCCAACCAGCTTCGTTAGCCCATCGACGAATCCCTTGATGTTATCGACGAATCCCTTGATGTTTTCGTTATAATACTCCTTGATTTTATCGAAATTCATCAGTATCGCTCCAACTGCAATCATTAGAGCTGGTTTGATTAGTTTCTCGAGGAATGATTGGACTGGTCCCTTCTCTTCTTTATCTTCTTTATCTTCTTTATCTTCTTTAATTTTAGAATCTGGAGCTAGTACTCCAGCTTCTAAATTGTTTTTATTTTCTAGTAAAGATTCTTTGAGTATCGATGATTGTTCTGTTGTTGCTTTCTCGATGCCAGCCAGAGCCTTGATCATTCTATTGGTATTTTTAGTATCATTGGCGATCTGTCTATTAATTACAGCAACGACATCCTTGTTGGAATTGATTTTTGGACCCATCGAAATAGACATTGCCTTTGAGATCTTTTCATAGCTCTCTTTGGCTTTGGCTTCGTTGGCTCCAGGAGCAGAACCTGGATCACCAACTGTTACCTTGGCTCCAGATTTCTCTGTGCCCTTCATGATCTTTGCAAGATCTTCTTCGCTGATTTGATTCGATGGTTCTTTTACTTTTGCCATTATTTTCTACTTGCTGCCCGTTCTCGTTCTTCTCTGAGGGTATCCATCACCATCTGGACATAGACATCTTTTTCCCAGGGCATCATATTCTCTATATCACTCAATGAATATTTATAATGATGAATAAGAGCAAAGTTAACAGAATAGTAGTTATTGAGATTATCATTCCCCAGGAGTGTTAAAAAAAATCAGATAGCCCCTCGAGGGTGTACTCGTCCTCTTGTAAGCAGGCACCACATTTATAACTAATCTTATGCTTTAACTTTGGCATGGTCTCGAAGAATCTCTCGACCTTCTTGAACTCGGGAGTGGTAAATTGCTCGAGAAACTCTCTCATCTCCTCGGTTGTATAGTCATCTGAGTTAAAGGTTTCCTCTCCGACAGAGATCACAGAGATACACTTACCGACTAGATCGAAGACGTTTCCTGCATTATTATCGATCCCTAATGTATCAGAAGAGTCGATATTTGGATATCTCATTTTAAGAGTTACTGAATCAGATACATTGATAATCGAGGAATGCTCTGAATCAAATTGAACAGTAACTGGATCGAGATCTACTGAGACCTTGGTCTTATGTTCACAAGATTCGCCCTTCTTGTTTACAGCGCCGACATGTGAGAACACGATCTCGAGTTTCTCTGAGATACTCTTAGAGCGAATGCGAAGGAATAGATATTCGATGTCGAATGTGGCCAATTCATCGATATTAATCTTACTGATGATACAGGCCTGAAGAGTTTTCTTCATTGCTTCCTTGATCGACTTCTGATCTCCAGATTCAGATGCAATGAGTAGAACCTTCTGTTCCTTGACGAGGAAGGGTCTATATTCTACACTTTCCTTGGTCGAGGGAATCTTATCAAAGAACGTCGGATACTTGAGTTTTGGTAATGGCATGATATACTCTCCATAATGTTTTATCTAAAAATTCCGCGCAATGTTCCAAATAGACTCGGACGAATAGTCTCATTTCTCCGAGTCCCCGTAACAACAATTTCGTCAATAATATTTGCAGATACAGTTCTCTTCCAAAATTGATAGGTCATTGATACTGATAACTTATATAGTTCATTATCCGAGGCATATGATAGCTGTGTCGAATTGATCAAAATTGGAAATGCATTAACGAGAAATACAGAATATACTCGTTTCTCTTCAGAGGGAGAAAAGACGTCTATGCTCATAGACCTGGCATATTTATCATAGTATTCTACGACATATCGAGGATTCTTTCTCGATGAATTATCTGAATAGTTCGAGATAGACTCTTGCCATTGCTCGAAGAATACTTTCTCTCTTAGATCAGAGGAACATATAAATGTCATATCTAATTCAGTAAACATATGTCCATATCCAACGCGAGTTGTTGGCTGATTTCCCACGGCATAATCTAATGTCTTAACGCCTCTTCCGGGCATTGACACAGATTCGCATCTAAAGGACATCTCTGGTGCTAGTAGACTCGAATTCAGAACTTCAGCTCCTGGTTCTATGTTATCCTTGATCAGCTCGAGTCCCGAGAAACTTGGTGGAAATATTTTGACCTCATATCTATTGGTCTGTGCAACGCCATACTTGCCAACAGACTCTTTAATTCTATCGACAGAGAACTTTGATTTGGTGGCCATGAGATTAGATCATCCTTCTAGATTCTGCCCAAACTTTATTCTTCCCTGCCTTCTTGAATCTTTCGAGTGGAAGGAATAGAGCTATGTCCCATTTTGAAGCATCGATCTCGACGAATCTAGAATGCATGTGGCTCAGTAGATACCTCTTAACACAGGGTCGAATATATTTATACCTAGAAGCAGACTTTAAAATGTCATAGGAAAGCTTTAATTTAGTGCTGGCATCATACTTTCTATTATTTGAAAGACGATAGAGAGCATCCATTAATTTAGCTCGAAGGATGTGAGGTAGATAATGTAGATTGATTCCAAGGAAGCCATCTGAATACTTCTCGATCATGAAGATCATTGGAAAGGTGTCATAGTAGGGTAGATCTTCCTTGGTCTTTGGATCATAGGTAAACATGTACATTCTTCCAATAAATGGAGAATTGGTAAAGTGAAGAGACTTTTCACTTAGAATCTTATTGGGCGTGGCACGAATAGTCTTTGCCTCTTCTCGAAACCATTCTCGAGCATCGAGAGTCTTGGCAGGAACTATGTTTTGTTTCGCTGCCTTTTCGAGAGTAGAGGTAAAAATATCGGCCATTTATCTTCCAAACAATTCTTTTTCAGTGATGACTCTAAATTGCATCTTTCTTTCTGCACAGAAAGCTTCGGCAGCTTTCCACTTAGCTTCATTTACGACATAGGTAAATACTTCATTTATGTACCTTCTATTCTTCCTATCACGAATCCTTGGAGGAGAGGTCTGAGCCATGGGTTTAATCTCGACTACAATATTATTTAAAGAGCCATCCTTATCACGAACCTGTATGATGAAGTCAGGGAAGTAACGATGTATCCTCTTATCGACAGGAGAGTAATATGGTATTGCAAACTCCTCTGATCCCCAGGCCAAAACATTTGGATTGGTATCGAAATATCTCATGGCAGTAAGTTCCCAGGAACTCCTATAAATAATGTTAGATACGTCTCCTCGATACTTTGAAGGATTCGTGGGTTTATATTTTCCCTGGTAGTATTTCATAATAAATAGACTGTACACTTATGATGTTTCATATCAACTATTTATAAAGAAGTTAATAACATATGGCCGATACTCTAGACGTTAAAGAAATTGTTGTTACAGCCAAGCGAGAAATTGTTGTAAAAGCCGAGCGGAATACAGAGAGACTTTATGCTTCATTTCCGTTGGATCTTGCTGAACATGGAGCTTTCATGTCATGTACGCCATATCTCGAGTATAGAGATCATCAGTTCGATAAAAAATATGATAGCCATGGAACGGCAGTATATCTTCCCATGCCATCTGGATTGGCAGTTGGATACAATGCAACTTGGGACCAACAACAACTTGGTTTCCTTGGCGAAGCAATCCGAAAGGGTATGGGAGCTGAGAACGCATCATCTGCCATAAAAGGTATTGGGACAGCACTTGTCGCCACGGGAGTGAAGTCACTGGTGGACATGGCTCTTGGTGATGCGGTAAATGCTGCTGGAGTTGCTCTTGGTATGATGTCTAATCCAGGATATGCTCTAATGTTCTCTGGATCTAACTTTAGAAGTTATACCTTTTCATATAATTTAATTGCAAGAAATGAGAATGAATCTTATATGATTAGATATTTGATTAGTATTTTTAAACACTACATGTCTCCAAGTAGAGCAACCTCTGATAAATTAAATAAAATTACTAACGATTTAGTCGGTAGTCTTGGTGACAAACTAGATAAAGATGGCACAATAAAAGCAGCAGCTGAAAAATTAACACAAGAAGTTGGCAAATTTGGAATTATATCATATCCCTCTCTTTGGGAAATTCAGTTTCACTTTACAGATTCCTCTTCGGCTAATTTGCAGTCTACAAAGGCCA